TTTTGCTTCCTGTCTAGATACACCCAATGCTTCTGCAGAAAAGCTATGCACATCAAAACCTTTCCTCACATCAGCATACACCTGTTTGTCCTGTGCAAGAAAGCCTGCAACTCTAAATTCTAATTGACTGTAGTCTCCCTCCAATATCTTTCCTCCCTCCCATCGTGATACAACACAAGCCCTCACAGGGAAAGTTGTACCTCTTGGCATGTTCTGAAAGTTTGGATTACGAGAAGATAGTCTTCCTGTAGCCGTAACGCATTGCATATAGTGAGGATGTATAAAACCTTTACTATCTAATCCCTTCTCTATACCATCAACAAATGTTCTCAAGTATGTACCTATAGCATTGTATTTTATATAGGCACTGATAAATTTCTTTTGCTCGTCATTGGCAGACATAGATAAGTTCTCTAATGTTGGTCTGTCTGTTTTAAAGCCGTGTGTACTGACATCATAAGCATCTCTCGGCACAAGTTTAAAGCCACCAACTTCTCCTGTAGATTTAAATACTATGCCATCAGAATTACAAGTTTTACAAATTCTTTTAGCCTTACCTGTTGTGCCATCTTTCTTTAGTGGGTTAAAGTATCCCCTCCCTTTACAGGAACCGCATTGGTGGGACTCTGTGTGGGGAACTATTTTTGTATAAGTTCTTACCTTCCTAACAAAATCATCTTTACCTAACTTGCGAACTCTTTTCTTTCTCTTTGTACTACCATACTGTTCATATCCTAAATTAAATGTACTCGCCCAGAATTTTTTATCAGTCACTGCTCTGCTGTATAAAACTTTAGACCTGTCCTCTGGGCTGTCTAAATTTATAGGAGTATCCCCCATAGTACGTTTAACTTCTCCATCAAGAAATTCATGTAACTCATTGTATTCATTCTTATATTCTTCTCTAATTTTAGTGAGAGAATCCACATCAACTTTCATACCTGTGTTTTCCATTTCGGTAAGAACCTGACACATCTCATTCATTAAAATTACCGTAGGTGCAAGACCATCTTTTACTGCCTCTTGCTGTGCAAGATACAATTGTTTTGTTACTTCTACATCAGCCCTGCCATACTCTTCTACAATATCCCAAGGTATATAGTCAAAAGATACCCCATCTTTCATGTACTGTGCAGTTAAGTCGGTACGTTTCTCATCTAAATCATATCTCTTAGCGGACTCAGACAAAGACAGAGCAACTTTATCTCCACCGTGTATAACATACTCAGCTATCATCGTGTCGTATAGCTTTCCTGTATAGGTAAAGTTACAAGCAAGGAGCCACTTCAAGTCAAACTTAATGTTATGGCCCACTAAAACTTCCGTATTATCCAGAACTTTCTGCAGTACAGCAAAGCCATCCTCTGTCGGTTCTTTTTCTGTGTGGGTAAAACAGAGGTAGCCCTCACTGTCAGGGCGATAAATCTTTTTCTCTGTAAAGGGAGCTATTATATCAGAACCTACAGCACTGTACCCCACAGACACTAACATGTTTCCTGTATAAGGATCAAGGTCTAACTTGCCTGCCTCATCTTTTTTATATGTTGTTTCTATGTCAAGAACGGTTATCATCAAACTTCCTATTTAAATATTTTATAGCAAAATCTTGTACAGAGTTGCTGTGGTAGTGGGGAAACTTTCTCCCATTGTACCGCTTCCATCTTCCAGTAGTAAAATAATATATAAAGGGTATCTCTTCTTTATTATAAATTTTTAATGCAGTAGCTCCTAATCTATATTCGTAATTAATATTAGATTCTTTTAAGTATGTTTCTACCTCACATAAAGTTTGATCCGTATTTCTTCTAAATACAGGCTCTCCTTTACGATTAGTTTTAAAATACCTATAGCCCGTCTTTTTTTTTGTCATTTCACCACCACTTCCGCATCCGTTTCTATCCATACTTTTGCCCCACAAGACAGGGGTTTATCTGGCCTGTACACAACCTTGCTGTTTCCTAATATGCTTACTTCGTGACCATAGGTATTGTCTTGGTAAGTTTTAACAGTTATTACAGGGTTATTCTCGTTGTTCTTTTTGTTGCTTCTTATAACGTGCTGATTTACGTGTATTCTTTTTTTCATAGTTCTATATCCTCCACTCCTCTGTACAGAAAGATAGGTGTTCCTTCACCCATACATGATCCTACCACGTTGTACTCAAAATATTCCATAGCTTCTTCGTCTGTCATTCCATCTTTCATAAGTATGGCTACACATTTGTCAACATCATAAACTAACAGATCAGGTTGTGAACATCTTCGGCCTAAGCCCAATATCGCATCATCAAATCCGTCAGCTTTTAATATCATAACTCGTATCTCGCCCTGTGTATATCAATAGAACATGTTACTGTCCCATGCCACCCGTTAAGTTTATTCTTAGATACACAAAGATGACGAATGTAATCTTCCTCCTCACCGTAATTCTTTCCTATACCTACAATGATGTCAGCTTCTGCAGCCTTACCTGTCCTACTATTTTCCAACATACTAAAGTCTACCTCTTGTCTACCCTGTGCATCGTAGGATGCTTGAGACACTGACCAAAATAATACTTGTTGTTTTTTAGCTATCGTTCTTGCCCCCTCATACAATGCCCGTAACTTTTCATCTGTCCTAGCAAAGTTACCGTTGATGACTACTTTGTCTAACTGATCCACCATTACCACATCAGGTTTATGTATGTCAATAAATTTTTCTATTTCTGATAAAGTAATACCTCTACCTTCCAATAACTTTAGGTTTGGTTCTATCTCGTTCTTGTACACAGTCATAGAATTATCTAAGTTCTTCTTCATCTCATCAATAGATCGTTTAAGATATGCGGAGAACACTCTGCCTTTAACCAATCTTCCGGGTTCTTCGTTAGCAAAATAGGCTACCTTAAATCCTTGTCGGATATATTCTGCAACCATGTATGTACAGAAGGTTGTCTTCCCTGTCTCTGGTCTAGCAAATATAATCCCTAAGTTTCCTCTACCCGCACCACTGATTTTGTCAGCCAATGATTGCAACTCAAACTTAAATTCAAAACCTTGATCCCAACCATCTATGTAATCTTTTATGTCATCTTTCACTTCTTGGAAGTTCCCTTCATCTTCTGGTGCTTTCTCTATAGCCGTGTCAACTAAAGTTCTCAGTACAGTAAAGTCGTCACTGTTGCCTAACCAAATGTCAGCGGATAAGTCACTAATCTTATGTGCCTTGTCTTTCTTCCAAAAGTCAATGATTAAATCTTTTAGTATAATCTTGTTGCTTGGCATAAACTTACTGAGGTCTTTTATAACTTCCTCTATAGGCTCTCTTGATGATTCTGGTAGTGCAGGATATTTATTCCTGTGTAGCTGTATCAAAGTGTTTACATCTAAATCACTCTCGTACTTCTGTTGTGCAAAACTGATGGTGTCAAAAATTGTTCCCACACCATTGGCAAACATCTCTGTAGACACAACCTCTGCTGTATCTTTATAAAACTCATTGGATAAACACGCTGATAGTATTTGTTTCTCAAGTGACATTGAACTTCTCCCTTATTTGTTCTGTACTCCACCTTTTTACATCTCGTTCTAACAGCACCAACTTTGTCCGTACATGAATAGATAATTCGTGTACCATCTTCATTGCTTTTTTTGATGCGTCTTTGTCTAATGCAATGGTGACCCGATTATACCCCTTACAATATTTTAAATATTCTGTCAAGAGATTCGTACCCATCAAAGCCATGCCCCTAACTCCAGATATTGTCAACGCACAAGCCGAAGCACAATCCTCTACAATGACAAGATTGTCACTCTGGTTTTTTGTCACAAAAGGAATACGGGAAGATGCATACCTTTTCCATTTTGGTTTAGAATTTGTCAGCGACCTACCAACTGCATCAACCAATGTCTTGTCCTTGTACACAAGAAACACACAACGGTCTTCCTTTACATCATAACGAATGTCAGCAAATTTATTTTGGTAAGCATGGTAAGCCTGTACAGACTTTAAGTAATCAACAACTCTTTGGCTACGATCTAGCCCCACCCACTGCTTGTTATATACAGAAAGGTCTACTCGTTGAGGTTTTTGATTTTTTGTACTAGACGATGTCTGTATAAGGTCGCCTGTTTTTGTAGTGCCCCCAACTGTACAGTCAGCATGGTAACAATTATACAACAGCCTGCCAGTAGTATTAGTAACATTGAAAGTATTTTTACGATGACAAACAGGACAATCGCCTCTGTAAGTTTCATCAGTGGGTATAGATAGTGCCTTAACAAATGTAGCAACATCAGTTTCTCCAACCATAGTATTTTTCTCCTTCTCTCTACCACTACTAACTTTTTATAAAAACTATGTCAACAAAAAAAAGTACTTGACAGAAAAAATTATAAGTATTACCTTTAGTTAAACTTAAAGGGAACATATATGGAAAACACTAATATAAAAGCAACTGAAAGTTTTATTAAAGAATTACTTGAAGTATATAGTAAGTATATGTTATTAGGTTTACCTAAATTAGATATGATAGGAATAATGTTAAATACATTAGTCGGTCTGTACATGACAATGGCTAGTGAACTTGAATGGGAGGAAGATGACGATGAAACTATACACTGAAGCACTGGTATCCCCTGTAATTAAAAACATGGTAGGCCAAAAAATATTTAAAGCTAAGTTTGTCAAAAAGAATGGCGAAGTTAGGGAAATGAATTGTAAACTTGGAGTCAAGAAACATTTAAAAGATGGCATAAATGTTAACAATAAAGATAGGTACTTAACAGTATATGATATGAAAAGTCAGGGATACAGGAACATAAATCTTAATACCATTGTAGAGATAAGCTGTGGCAACCAACTCATAAAAAGATTTGTTGGCAATACAGGAAACATTTATAATCTTGTGGATTTAAAATAATGGAAATATTTTATTATGCCATTATTGGCTACTGTTTAAAAGTTTGTAGCACTGTAGATGATATGGAAAAATATATAAACTTAACTCCTATGGTACATGATGAATGTATAATTACTCTTGAAAAAATGACGGAACAGGAAAAGAGATTGCACCCACGAATAGCTATCAGAAGTATTAGTAGGCTTTGTATTGAGCAAGATATGTTAACAGATGAAGACATTGCTAA